ATATCCAGAGGTAATCGTGGCGTTAGGGAAAAGCTTTCCGATCACATCACGACCATTAGCGAAAGTTGCCAGCCGGGGCGGAACCCGACTGACCTCCTGTCCCCAGAACCTTGGCAGCAGATCCAACGCCAAACACCTTATCAAACGTCTGTGGCGTAACACGGCCAGCCTTCAAGTCAGCCTCAGCATCAGCTGGAATGATCGGCTTGACGTTGACATCAGGAGATCCCGTCTTTTCCGCTGCTGCAACAGCACGATCGATATCAGAGCGAAGAACAATGCCAACGCCAGGAACCGTCACATAAGGCTCGGTTTCCTTGAATGCCTTCTCGTATATCCGAGCGCCTTCTTCATCCTGCGCCAGCGCAGTGACGATCAGCGATTCCTGCAACTTCGGATTATCTGCATACTGCTCATAAACGCTCTTCATATCCTGCAACTTCTGAACCAGCTGAGGATTATCGGCTGCGGCCTCGATGCGCTTATCAATCAGGCTGACGACCATTTGCGGGTTATTGTTGCGGTGCGCCATAAGCGCTTCGCCAGCCAGAGAGCGGATGACAGGTCGCTCTGCCGCACTAGCACCCTTCTGGACCGCATTGATCTCCTGCTGATAGTCAGGGTATTTCGCCATCAAAGCTTTATAACCATCAGGCGTTGGGTTCCTCACCCAAGCAGCAGCATCAGCCGAGAAGTTAGCAAGACGCGTTTGCTTATCAGTTTCAGCCTGAACGCGTGCGCGATCCGCCTCGACCTGCTGCTGGCGCTGGCCAAGCTGAACGCCAGACATAAATGCTTCGCCTGGCGCTGGGATCTTCAAGCTATAGTCAAACGGCTGAACCATGAATCACCTCAGAAAATCTTGCCCAGACCGGGTTTCCCAGCACCATAAGCCATGCCAGCAAACTGGAGTGGAAGCGAAGCAAGATTGCCCCATGCCTGACCAGCACCGAGAGCAGCGCCAGCTTTAGCGGCACCTGTTTGGCCCAGAAGCTCACCGATATTGGATGCAGCAGTCATGCCAGCAGATCCGACACCAGCGGCTGATTGCTGGCCCAGTGTCGTCATGCCACCAAGACGCTCATATTGCTGCGTCAAGAACTGGTTAAGCAAGGCAGGACGGAACTGGGCCAATGCGGCCTGCACGTTGCCACCACGCAAACCACCCGTGGCTGATGCGTTCTGCAGGATGGCTTCTTCCTGCTGTTTAGCCAGCGCCTCAAAGATCGGGCTTTGCTCTTGCTGGCTGACAAAGGTTGCCTGTTCAGCGGGGCCACGCAATCCGAGTGCTGCCATCTGCGCTTGAAGCGCGGGGCCACCTGCAGCTGCATAAGGCTCAAGGCGACGAGCCAGTTCTTCGCGTGCGGCGCGCTGCTCTTCCACCCCAAGCATCGCAGCCTGCTCTTGAGCTTGGCCAGCTTTCTTGGCTGCACCAGCGCCAATGGCGGACGATGCAACGCTGCCAACGCCAGCAACGACTGCTGTGATCGGATCAGGCATGGGACATTTCCTTCATGTATTCCTCAAGGCTTTCGCCATATAGCTTCAAAACAGCGTGGCCGATATCCATTGCAGCTTGCACGCCATGCTCGATCTGCACCGCAGCAAGAACCAAATCATAATAACCAGCGCGCCATACAAAGCTGGTAGCGCAAGCACCACCTTCGCGCTCGACAACATCGGATGCCTTCCACTTGAACACCGCAACACCCATCAGCGGAATCAGAACGTGCGCATTGCGCTGATAGAAGCCATTGGCTGGCAAACCGATCAAAGCATTCCAGATGGCTGCATCGAGATCATCACGATCGATAACAGCGCCGTCAGCCACATCATCAAACAGTTGGATGACTTCCCAAAGCGCAATCAGCCAGTCAGAGGCTTCTTCCGAAAGGCCAAGCGCCTCGGTGAAGTTCTTCCTAAGCCAGTATTTGGGCGATCCGTCCTGCGTCATTAAAACCTCTTTAAGGTGAGCCACCGGCTGCTCAATGACGCTCGGTGGCTACACCTTATCACAGTCAATAATCTTTTTCAAACTCACGCTCTTCCCACGCCTGGCATGAGCGCAGATCGTGGCAGATGAACTCGAACTTATGGCAATAGCCACGGAATCCAGCCTCAACGTCCCAGTCATTCCAAGGGATCTTGTCCATCTTGGCCTGAGTAAGCGTTGAGTTGTCATAATACTCGCAGTTTGAGCAGCGCCGACGACGAGTCTCGGTCTCATCGACCTGCATCGCCTTGCCAAGCGCACGCCAATATTCAGGATTGGCACCACGCTCGTTGCTAGGCTTTTCGGGGCCAAGCATCCAGTCATCAATGACGACCTGCGTGTTCTTCTTGTTTTGGGCGGCGGTGATGAAAGGCTCACTTTCACGTAGGCCAGCAAAGCCTTCAATCATGATCATCGGCTTTTTCATTATGCGATCTCCCGACCTGAGGCACGGATATTGATGGCGGATGCAGTGCCAGCCAGCGTGCTGATAAAGCCACCGGCCTGGATTACCTGCCCGACAAGTTCTGGGAACGTATAAGTCTCAGAAGGCTGCAGCGTCTTAGCCTTGATAGTCAGGTTATCATTTCCTGCGCTGCCACCTGACGCAACAAGGTTCACGCTGATCGTTGCAGCCGTGGCGCTGTAATTGGTCGCCGTGAACTTATCGATGATCGTCGTTACATTGGTCGCGGTATATTGTGTCGTTTGCACGTTTTCAGCCGTCTTGGCCGGAATCAAAACTTTTGTGACAACAGCCATGTTAAACCTCCATTGCGCTGATGTTATCGCTTACCGTCAGGATGATAGACGGCACTGCCGGATGCACGGCTGTTGCTGGTTCAGTTAAAAGTATAACTGATGTGTCATCAGTTTCCCACATGATTTCAATATAATCGCCAGCGTTGAGTTGCGTCAGATAGTTCCACGCCGACACAAGTTCTGCGTCATTGCCCTGAATGCGCACCTGCCCTGAGCTGTCCGGAACGTCCACGCCGTTCTTGCGCAGCCAAATCCAGACCAAAGCAACACCGCCTGACGTTTTATCAAGCTGGGCGGAGAACTGGATGTTGTAGACGTTCGGGCGGTCAACGTAGATGCGCGACGTAGGAGAACCAACATAAACGCCTTGCGACAGGTCGGTCGTGTTAAACGTCATCGCGTAGGCGGTATTGATCGCTGCCGCCGTTTGCGTGGTCGTGTCGTAGAACGATCCATAGCGAGGCGTGCGGTATTCCTTGGGCGGCGGCGATTGCTGGAGCGCAAAGATCTGGTCTTGCAGATTGTCGATTTGCTCCTGCGATGCAGAACTTGGCGCTTGCTGCAGCAATTGCAAAGCCGACATCATGCCTGAGATATAAGACAGCGCCTCGTTTGCAGATGACTGCGCATTGCCAGCCAAGATCGATGCTTGCGTTACCGCATCTGGCGCAACCTCGGAGTCAACAATAGCGAACAGGTTCTCAAACTGCTTGATCTGCTCATGGTCGCCCAAGAATGCAGCCAGCTGATCGCGTGTCAGCCCTAGCTTTCGAGATGTAGGAGCCTGCGCCATTAGAAGGCCAATGGCTCAATTCTGGCTTCTAGGCGTGCGCAAGCGATATGCGCATCAGACGTGCCTTGGAAGCGCTGAATACGCCAGTTGCGCATCCATCCCTGCTGGAACCAGACAAGACGCTTCTGGCGCTGTCCTATCTTGCCAGCCTTAATGAATTTCTGCTGGCTCCATGTCTCTCCATCAACCGAATAGCTGGTGCTGATGGTGGGATCTGCGCCAAAGGCCACGCGACCAGTCAGACCAACAAGTTCCAACTCTGTAAAGATCGCGCCTTTGCCCTCGTTATAAATGATGGTCGTGCCAAACTCCCAGCGCACGGTCTGGCCCCAGTGTGTTGATACGGTGTCTTGCAGATAGCCCACTGCGCTGCTTGTCGGATCGCCAACAAGCCACTTGTCATAGGCCCATACAAAGTTCTGAGCGCGGTATTTTGAGAAGCCAACAATGCTGCTGGTCAGCGTGAACCAGACAGGCTGATTCATTTCCTGCGTGGCTGCTGCATCAAAGACAAGCGTGCGATCAGGCAGGTGAACGTAGAGATGTTGATGCGCTCGATCATTCCGAGCTTCTAGCTTCACCAGAGCAAGTTCAGCCTCATCATAGCCAAGCAGGATCTCATCGATCTCCTGCGTGCTGATCTTGGTCGCCGTGGCATTTGCGCCCATGTAGATACCTGGAGATTCATTGCGGCCACTACCAAGGAAGGCCACCGTCTCGACAAAGACGCAAGCGCCCTGCGTGCCGATAGCGCCCTTTTGAATCTGAGCGCCGTTAATCCGTTGGAATGGAAACAGATCGCCGCCAACGTTATCAAACACTTCAATCGTGTTGCGGTTGATCGCATAGACCTCGTTGCGCAGCTTGACCAAGCCAATCACGGGATCTGGATCAATTTCCGATGATCCGTATTTTAGAGGATTAACTGCCAACGGGTTATTAAGTTCCGTGACGACGAGAAACTCGCCATCGGTTGTCATGAAATACCCATCAACCCAGACTACATCAAGGACAACGCCAAGATCTGGATCGGTGTTCTGCGTCAGCGTCGAGGTTGCTGGGTCCCAAAAAAACAGGTTCTGGTTGGACGCGATGGCAAGCAGATCAAACGAATAGTCCATCGTGACTTGCAGACCGTCATCGCCAACGTCACCGAGAACAGTCACCGTGCCATCACTGGCAACTGTGACCAACTTAGAACCCATTACGCGATAACAGATGCCGTTCCAGTTAATCCCGCCACGATCAATGCCGGGGCCAGTGCCATTACCAACAATGCCATCTGCAGGACGCAAGAAGCCTTCGCTGATGCCGTTTGACTTTGGCACAGGCACCATGTTCACCGGATATGACGTGCGGAAGTCCGGCCCGTTGTCCGTGTAGATGCCATTCAGGATCGGGATCTGGACCATCTCACCATTTTTCCTTCGCCGACCACCAGGCCGCGCTCATCTTGCCCTTAGCGATGTTCTTGGCGTGCCGAGCCTTAAACGATGCGCGCTTCTTCTTCATGGCTTCGGATTCACCAGCTTTTGGCTTGCCAGCAGTTTTTGCACCTTGCTCACCGAAACGGATCGTCTTGATCTTATCGCCTTCTTTAGCGACAACGATATGTGACTTTTTCGGATGCCCAGGCGTGCGCTTCGGCTTGTTAAAGCCAGTCACGCCAGCACGAGCAAGGCGCGAATCCTTTTTCATTAACCAACCTTCCAGTCGGTCCCATTGCTCCAGACAGGAACCTGATTGGCACCACCACCAGCGACAGTTGCGCCAAACGTAGCGCTTGAGCCATCGGTGATGAAACCACGCGCACCTGCATTGCCGACAGCGTTGGGCAGCTGGGCATAGGTCGTTGGTGTCGTCTGCACGGTATTGCAAACCACGCCATCAAAGTTTTCTTCGATGAACTGGATCAGGCTGGTGATCGATGCGCGGCGGCTGTCACCCTGATTGGGAACCCAGAGGACAACATTGTCACCGCCTGAAAGCTGCGTGATCAGTGGAAGCTGATTGATAGTCGGCATTTCTTAACTCCATTCAATCGGGCCATCAGGCCCAGCATCAACAGGATCTGCAGGCGGATAGACGTAAGGATTATCCCAGCGCCAAGGCTTGTTGCCCTGACCAATAGGCATCGTCTCAGGCAGCTGCTTCTCAAGCGGGAAGGTGGCGCGCTGCAGCAGGACGTTATAGGCGTTCTTTGCCAGCATCTTGGTGTCAGGCGAGACAGTCTTGCCATATCCCGGTGCGATGCGGATCGCCAGATTAGTGATCACAGCTTCCCATGCGCTGTCAGGCGTGTTGGTCTGCGTATCGAGATCTGCATCCTGCGGACTGCTGGCAATCGGATAGCCCAAGCGAATGCCTTGAGCGTTCCATTCCATCATCATGGCATCCAAGCGCCGCAGTGCGCCCTCAAGCTGTTCAGGCGAGAGGTCGAACACATAGTCGGCCAGCCCGATTTCCTCAAAGGCTGCGGTGACAAACTGGCGCTTGGTGTATCCCATGATCAGCCCTCCAGAGCCTCGATGATGCGCTCTGCCAGCTTCTTATCAGAAGTTCGCGCATTAAACGATACCCCAAGTTCCTTTGCCTGCTCTTCGAGTTCCTCGCGGCTATAGGGCTTGGCGTCATCAGCAACTTCATCAGCGATCTTTGCCGCAGTCTTGCCAGCAACAGCTTCCTCGTAAGACGGGAACCAGCCCTGCTTTAAGAGCGCGTCAAACTCTGTCTTATCGGCAGCCCCAGTTGTCTTGTAAGTGCCGCCACGCGGCTTCTTATGCGGTCCTGGGGTCTTGTAAAGAATGGTCGGAAAGTCGGTCATTTCTTCTTTCCCTTGCGAGCGACACCAGCTTCGCTGAGAGCGATGGCAATAGCCTGCTTGCGGCTTTTCGCCATAGGAGCCTTTTTCGGTCCCTTGGGGTTCTTGCCAGCGTGCAACTTGCCTTCTTTATACTCGCCCATAACCTTGGCGATCTTGGCGGCTGCTTTGGTTGGTTTCTTTGCCATCATTCATTCCTTCAATGGAAGTTGGGGGTGACCGAAGCCACCCCCGCCCCCTGTTGTGATTACGTCTGGTTGAAGAGCAGGATACCTGCCATTTCAGGATTCGTCATCACAACCCCGTAAAGGGTGTCCAGCGTGTAGAGCGTCTGGAACGTCAGCGGATCGAACTTCTTGGTCATGACCAGCTCGATACCCTGATCGGTCGAGGCGCGCAGAACGTCCACGCCAGCGCCATCCGGCACAGCATAGCGACCGGGCAGAAGCTCGATCGAATCCTTGCGCCAGAACGGGTTGATGTTCGAAGCCGCAATGTTCAGGAAGTTGACCGACGCGGTAGCCGAAGTGGCAACCAGATCAACGTTCTGATACTGCAGTTCAGCATCGGTCGGGGTGGACGAGGCCGAGATGATCGGCGGCGAGATGACCATCGTGGTGCCATCAACAACGTCGATCACGCGGAACGTCTTGAGTTCCCCAGTCGAGCGCTTGGTGATGTGATGGACAGCTTCAACACCGTCAATCGTGAACGCGTCGCCAGCGGTAACGCCAGTCGTCGTGGAGACGGTGACGGTCTGATAGCGGTTGTCCACGTTGAGGACGCCAGCAACGCTGTTGGTCGTCGCCTGCGGCACATAGTCGGTGATCGCCGTGCTGGTCGTGTCAATGGTGACAGTCGCGGCATTGGCAGCGCAGCGGTTGGCATAATCGAGCTTGTAGGTCTCGAAGCCAGCCACGGGGCCGACATACGAACGCTCGTAAGCGTTAGCCGACTTATTGCCGGTGAACGAACGAGTCGCCACCGCCAGGTTGCCAGCCATGCCGTTGTAATCGCGGCTGGACAGAGCCAGATAGCGATCTTCGGCCATAACGCCCTGCTCGTTCATGATGCTATCGCACAGAGCGATGTCATCATAGTCGCCAGCGGCGGTCTGAACCGCAACAACGAGCG